ACCTGTGCCATTACCACCAGTAATAGAAACTGAGGGTTGTGATGTAAATCCGCTACCTGGTTGCTCAACCAGAATTCTTGTAACTCTACCACCAGTAATAACTGCCTGTGCAGTAGCACCGCTACCGCCACCTCCAACAATAGAGACAAGAGGTGACTCAGTATAACCACTACCTTGGTTAGTAACAGTAAATCCAGTTAGACTACCATTAACAACCACTTCGGCCGCGGCACCAGTACCACCGCCACCTGTAATTTCTAGATTTGGTTTAGCACCAGCATCATATCCCTCACCAATGCTATCAACATCAATCTTAGTGAGAGGACCATATTGGACAAACTCAGCTGACTTATATGCCCAGATAGATACACCGTTAATCCAACTACCAATCGGAGTGTTAGCACCGATATCTTGTCTTTCTGAAATAGTTTGGACAACTCTAGGGAATCTGAGCAGTTTACGCTGGTTACCAGGAATCAGTGCCGACCCAGTGAAAGGACCAATCTTATAGTTGGGTAGACCAGAAGCAGCAACGTAAACGTAGCTATCATTAAAGAAGGAGTTTTGAATGTTAGTGGTGAATTCGCTAACAACCTTATTGATAGAAGTAACATTAGACTTACCTCGGTTAAGGTCAACAGATAGAAGGATATTACCTTGAGGGATAATATCAGTCGGGACGTTGATTTGGTATGAGAAAGTAAAATCGTCAATACGAGAAGTTACAGTAAAGGTGCCGTTATACACAACGGGGTTTGCACCATATACAGTAACTTGGTCAGATACCAACAAACCATGTGGGTTGTTGCAAACAACTGTGGCAGTCTGGTTATTAACACCACCAGGTGTTACGCTATCAACCTGAATTAGTTTTTTAACGTTATACAACCAAGAAGACAGTCTTTCATCAAGAGAAGATGACCCAAGGTTAGCAACCTTCAGTTTATCGCCCTTAATGTAGTAAGACCCAGTGTCATCTAGGACGGTAGTGCCCGCTTCAGCAATACCAAGGATTCTCAACTTACATTCTTGAGAAGTGCCACGGTTTGTATAAACAAAGATGTCAGACTGGACTATTGTGCCAGGATCCCAATCCTCTACAACACCATTCTTAGATCTGGTGCATTCAATAAACTGGTTGAGTGACTTTTCCTTATATTGTACTTGCTCTTGGTCATTAACTAGAATGGTGCCGTTTCTTTCAGGCCATCCAATCGTTGAGTCAACAGTAATAATCTGACCATCAGTAGTCAGTGGCTCAACTAGGGTAGTTTTATAAGGAATCTTGAAAGTACCAGCAAGTGTCTCTTCAGAGATTGCCAATTCATAGATTGTGTCAGTACCTTCGATAATAGTAATGACGTTTTCAATCAGAGCATTCGCTTGCTTGATATTTTGGTCAACAGGGTCAGCAAACTGGACAACTTGCTGGTCAATTAGATTATTAGCATCACCTTCAATCAATTCAGCACGAAGAATCGTGTCTACAACCCAAGTTGCCTTAGATGGACTGATAATTTCGTCTCTAGGATAGAATAGAGATACTTCTTCACCAAACAGAATCTTAAACAGATACTGTGTTGCCAACTCTGTGCCTTTTGAGGCATAGAAGTCGCTGATATTCTTAATTACCTGGATTGGGTTGATTTTGCTGAAGTCAATATCAATCGTAGGGAGATATTGTCTTCTAAACTTATCAAATACCTCTTTGATGAATAAAGAGTCTAGGTTTTTGACCTGAGCACCAGCCATATGGTTGCTCTGGCGCAATGCTGCTTCACCAGCGTAGATTTCATTATGATAGTTGTCGTAAGCAACAGGACCAGACACACCTCTAGAGCATCCGAGGAATGCAGAAGGAGAATATCCCTTACCAGACTCGATAACTTCAAAACCAGTTACTTCATCAAAACCAACATCGAGTGATGCTCTTGCTGCTTTAGGTTCTGCAATGAAGATTCTGGGTGGCTCAGTCTCAGAGTATCCTGTGCCGAAATCTGTGATGTTAATATCAGTGATTTCACCGTTGAAGATGGTTGCAACTGCAGTTGCACCAGTACCACCGATGGGCACACCAAATGGGTCCTTTCTATCGTCAACAATATAGACAGAAGGTGCATCAGTATAACCACTACCACCAGTCAACATCTCAATGTTGGTCACAGACCCAGATGCAACAGTAACATCAAGCACCTGTGCACCAACGGGGTCAATAATTGCAACTCTAGGTGCAGATGTATATCCCCTACCTCTGTTTGTAACTAGGATTTCATAAACTTGACCATCCTGGTTAATTCTTGCTTGTGCTTGAGCATTGATGCCGTCTGCAGGAGCAGGGTCGATGTATACAATAGGAGGATTGGAATATCCAACACCCATTGTAAGCACTTCGATGCTATCGACATTAACTCTACCTTCACTATCAATAGTGGGTTGACCAATAGTCGCTCCAGATGGATTCTTAAAGGTAATAGCAGGGATAAAATCGTATCCACTACCAGAGTCATCAATAGTAACGCTATCAACAGTGCCAGTTACGTCATCAACTGTCAATGACACCTTTGCAGCGGTGCCGTTAGGATTAGAAGGAGCAGAGACAACAGGAATGGGTGGATTATATGAAGAATAACCCTGACCACCATCGATTAGGATAGCATCTTTAATACCACCAATTAGAGACCTAACAGTTGCACCTTCACCAGCAGTAGAGGTGATTGTAACCTTAGGGTTGAAGTCTAGGCGATATCCACTACCACCAGTCTTCGGAATAATTCTTGAAACTTCACCATTCGTGTCAACTGCAACAACAGCAGATGCACCGCTACCAAACTGAGGTGCGATATACTCTACAGAGCGAATGTGAATCTGGTCAGCAGCACCAATGGGGTTATTGAAAATAACTCTATCTTGGAAGACAGTATAATCAATATAAGGTTGCTGCAGTCTACCATTCTTATTAATGATGAGACCACTCTCTGAAGTCGGCGTATACGCCTCCTGTGCGACCCTCAGAGGGTATTCTTTCGTGCCTTGCCACACAGTGTATGGTATGGCGTCCATTGTTTTAATTGTCTGGTCGGCATAACCAATCAGATAGGTAATCTGAGTAAACTCAGAGTCATCCGCACCGCTTCTTTCTCTGGGTGCAGTAGTAAAGAGAATGTCATCACCAGCAACCGTATAATCGGTGCCAGGAATCAACATGTCATTGTAAGTAATGACAATTAGGTGCTCAGCAGAAGGAGGAGCAACAGGAGTGCCTAAGAAGTTAAGGGGAAACATCACCCGACTTCCATCAAAGGATGAGAAGGGGTTTTCTAGTTGCTGTTTCTTTTTATTAAACTGAGGATAGGATACACCTGGTGTAATGATAGCATCAGGACCACGAGTCACAGACTCGTAGTAGATGACTTCATTATCAATCATTATGGACCCGTTTTTCTCTACGAATCCATCAATGCTTTCAATTTCAATTTTATCATCGGTAATACCGATTTCACCTAGAAGTTCTGTACTAGACGCCAGAGTTTTCTGGTCGTAACTGTCAAGGTCCAGATACTCAAGTAGATTATTAAGGATGTCAAATGGACGACCTGTTTTCTCCTGTGATTTGTAATACTCAAACAGGAAATTAACGAGTTGACGATCTTCCAACCTGACAAATTCAGGAAGTTGGGATTCAACTCTATCTGATACGTTGATATTCTTGTTAGGCATTTATCTCAGAAACAGGAGGTATCTACTGGATACGTGAAGGTATCTGTCGGATAGTCAATGATATTTATCCCGCTTGTATCACCCAAGTTGTAACCCGAGAAGTTATTCGGATCGAAGTTGGGCACAGGCACCTTGTTGATTGTATAGTCAATAGGATTGACCTTAGGATTAAAGATTGTTGGGTCAACACCAGGTGGAATCTCGATACTACCGCCAAATGGCATCACAGAGATAGGAAGCTCTGGCTCACCACTCGGTGTTTGCTGAATAGCAAGAGGACCAACACAAACTTGTCCTGAACCGTAATCAACTGTGCCTACAGTTGCGTTTAATATGACTTCTGACTCATCTCTGGTCGTTACAAGCATCAAATTACCTTTACCGTCGTCTCTGATGTTGACTGGGACCAAAACTTGATTTTCTTCGTTAGAAGAAAAGACTGTATCGTTAGAAACTGCAGCACCACCGCCAGATGCAGTCAAATTGACCAAATCTTCAGTGTATCCTGTTGCATAGAATGTTCCTGACTTAACTGTAGAGAAACTGGGGTTACACTTACCACCAGTGCCGTCCCCATTTCCATTGCCATCTCCATTGCCCCCTGTCCCGTCTCCGTCGCCGTCTCCTCCATTGTCTCCATTCCCATCGGAGTTGCCTGAGTAGTCGTTGGGGTCGTAAATAGGGTTGCCGAAATCTAAACATTGGGTAAATACGTTGCCGAAAGTAAATTTATCTAAATTTTGACCCAATGCCATCTGGGTTACGTTACCAGAAATAGCAGTATCAGCATTATCGACCATTGCACCGAATTTTGAAGTTTCTAAGCGACCACCAAAGCGGTTACTTTGACCTGCACGGTTAAAATCGTCAATAGATTGCAAAATCTTGGTCCCAAGTTGAGAACCAGTAAGATTTGTGTCGTTTCCGTTGTAGTAAGCGTAAGTTTTCGGAATCATGTAGAAAGAAGTCGGGTCAATCACTTCTGGTTGAATAGAAGCAACCGTATACTTCTTCAAATCGTTTTCAATCTTCTTTTTAGTAGATTCGTTTAGCTTATTTCCTGTTTTGGGTCTAACTGCAACATACACTTTACCATAAACAGGTGGTGTAAGCTTCTCACCGCCATATGCTGTAACAGATGCTGCCTGAGGATAGATTTCAGAAACGATATGCTCGTAGTCTGCCTCAGTTACTGCCCTATTTTGAGTAGCATACGACCTAGGTGCTCTAAACTTAATCTGTAGAGGCGTCTCAGCGACTTCCCCTTGCTGTGCCTTCTCACGAGTTGTAGTACTGATTGCTTGTGGTGGTAATACTCGACCATCAGAATCAACAACGTTGCCGACAAACGCAAAGTTGTCAGCCCCATTCGCTTCCACTCCAAATGTGGTAATATAGTCAATCTGGATATACTCCCCGTCAATTAATTGACGACCTAGGACACCATCACCGAAGATAATCTTATATCTGAAGTCATCTGTCTCCTCAAGATAGTAAACACGAGAGTTAGAATCGAGTGATGTTACGTTACCAGCGATATTATAGGTATCAGTCTCTTCAGATTGAGCATTTGGACTGATTTTAACTGTCAATAACTCAGTATCAACGTTTTCAGCAGGGATGATATACTCTTGATTCTGTGTATAGTCAACAGTATAGTTGTAATTAAGCAAATTACCCTGATAAACTATCACTCCCATAAACATTGCCTGCCCATTAGACTTATCTACGGGCACTTGGATGTCATTTAGCAGTGCAAAGGTGTAAGAATCGAGATTATTGTCGGCAACAAACACATCACCCTTCTTCAAGGTGACAAATTCTGGAAAAGTAACGCCATTTAGGGACACTGAGGTCTGCACAACCATGTCTAAACACGCTTTAGGTGCTTTTATAGACCTAGGAGTGTAATTTAACTGCTTTGCAATCTTAACAATGTTGTCACGGACAGTTGCAGTCTCCAAAAATGACTCATTTAACGCCATATTTGCGTTAAATGCAGTATAATATGTGTTATAAGCGAGAATATCAATCAGATAGGACGCAGCACTACCCTCAAAATCGTAATCTGTAAACTCTTTTCGAGTCCTAAGATACGATCTGATAGATTCTTTAATCTCAAAGAAGTCTAGAGACGTTAATTGTGAAGGTACTGCAGGCATTTTACGTACGCTCTAAGAGGAATTCGATTGTTTGGGTCAATTCTTGACCGACGATAGTGTATTCCATACTAATTTCGACCGCATTCAGGTCTTCGTCTTCTTCAACAGTAACCTCTTCCACTTCAATGCGAGGTTCTAGACGCTCCATTACGTTAAAAATTTCTGTGCGGATTGCATCTGCCGCAAATACATCCCACGGCTCAAAAAGAAGCGCCCTCACCCGAGATCCAATCTCAGGTTGAAAAGGTCGCTCTCCAAACATAGTTAAAATTAGATTTCTCACTGACTGAGAAATCGCTCTTTCATTTTTCACAGCACCAAAGTCCTTCGTTGAGGGATTCTCATTGAAGGACATAGCGAGGTCTCGGAAACCACGACTTACATATTTTTCTGCTCTGAATTTGTACGGCATGGAGATTTGTCCTTACGGACTCTATTGAGGTATTTATCACTCTTTGGGTCGGTTATTAAAACCATACCTGACTTCATGAATTCTTTGGACTGGTCGGGAATCGGATTGACTGCCATTTGAATACTCCGTCGTATTTTATTTATGGGAATTTCCAATGATTATTAGGACGCTCCCACCAGAAGTGGAGGTCGTGCATGTCATTGTTATAATAGAGTGATACAAAGTCAGACTTAAATCTGCTTCTGATATTCTCACAGAGTGCTACTGTATAGTAATCGGTAGCACCTGACTCTTCCATGATATCTGTAATCCAAGTGTAGTTACCTCCTCTGATAACTCCTGCTTCAATCAGGACAAAGGAGTCCCACTCTTGTTGCCATTCTACAATACGTCTTGCAAAAACTTGAGCGTATTCTGTTTCACTCTCATCTGGGAATGGCACATTAACTGCTTCAATGTGATAAATCTCACCGTCCTGTGATAGACCGTGACTCAAGTGCTGAGCCACAACGCTAGAGTAATCAGGTGAGACACATAGAAAACATGTTTTAGATGGACTGATGTCCAGATTGGACATCTGCATTTTGTAGGTCATCTCTTGTATCAGGGCAATCTCCTTGTCCTGTGAGATAAACAATAGATTTTTCGGTTGCATAACTAGGTGGATGAAAAGCGCAGTATTCGTTGAAGGTAATCTTCATCTCCTTATTAGTTAGGTTAGCATGTTTAGCTGCTGTTGGCAGATTCCATTTTGCTGACCAAAGATTTTCCATCGCTTCACGGGTCTCAGGTCTCAACGTCCTTGCCCCCTATATTTCTTCTTTGCACTGTTACGTGACGTTGCACTGTAACGGGTATTCTTAGAAGACCCTTGACGGGTGCTCTTGGGTTTACCGATAATGAAGGCTTGTCCAGAAATGCCTACTTTTGATCTTGCTGCCATTTGTCGTATTCGAGGGACTTTATGATGCTAACACAGTTGGGTGCCCAAATGCAATAACCGAGGAGCATGGTAATGAAAATCCAGGAAACCCGACACCCAAGGGGTCTAGGATTCTTGCGATAGGACGCTTACAGGCAAAGACAGTCAGAGAGGTCGCGTAGCAGACCCTGATGTGCCCTGTGCCGCCGTTGTCCTCGATAGTGAGGTTACTACATGGTATCGCGCTAGGAATAGCACACATACCCTTTCCGCAAGGACAGATGTGTATAACGATATTTGTGCATGTTGATATATGGGGCGTAAAGGTATCCCCGAGCACCATGACGGGAATCCTATTAACTTGCACCATTGCTCTATCTAGCGTGATAGGAAAGGTAGGCACCAGAGGAGTAGGTGGCCACCAGCAGGTGAAGTTTTTAATAACAATGCTGTATGGGATTGGTGGAGACCCACATGACTGCACAGAGTGGATAGTAGATGGCAAACATAATCCATGACCACTATCAGGTAAACCATTAAGAGATGTTACAGGTTTTAGAAATCCAAATGCCATTACGTTACATCCTCATTAATTGTAGTGCCGACTTGATATGGACGACCAACTATCAATTCCTCGCTACACTCGTCGAAGAATGGGTTACCAGTGTTACGCAATGCGCGACCTAGCGCAATTGTACTACCAGTCAACCAGTTTCTTACTTTCATTCTACCATCATACGGACCCATCCGCATCAGAAGACTACCTCTGTCAATACGCTCAGGTTGAATTGCAATCGCGCAATCGTTAACAAAGGTCAGCGCACACGCAATACCAAGTGAAGACCCGAATCCAAAGAAGCCGTATCCACCAAATCCAGAGTAAGGTGGGCAACTATTACACCATGGATTAACCACACCATTAGGTCCTGTAATCTCCCACCATCTTTGTCCCGCTATTCCATTGCCATCACTATCATATCCACAATAAACATTCAGTGGACCATTGGAATCAGCATAGGTATCCCAACATTCATGCTTAGGATAGTTATTACCACTAGGGCAGTCTACATCTAGGTAGTTGTAGGGGATAGCAGCGGACTGATTGTTAGAAGTTGTAGTCTCCCCTGTCTCAGGGTCTGTGGTTGTGGTTGACCAGGTCCAGTATCCACTACCCGCCTGCACTCCGCCAGGACCAACGTTGTCGCCCATCCACAGTTTCAACTGGTCAACTTCGCTCAATCCTGATGTTGTATTGTAGTCATATGTGTTTTCATCACCGCCAATAGGGATAAAAATGATTTCATCGTTGTTATTGGGGTCTCTATAACACCTACCTTCGACATCTCCATCGTGACAATCCCATACACGGGTGTCATTATTGCCCTGTCCGAGCGGTTTGACCTTTCTAGAGCGTGCCAATGCGGGTTTTCTGAGGTTTCTGAGGAATCTCATGAAGTCATCACCTTGACTTCCCGTGGTTTTACCCTTAATTTCTATCGAAACACTGAAAGTTGCCTCACTTTCATCACTTGCGCAGTACTTATACGGCAACCAACCGAAGGCTTTGTCATTATTGTTGAGTAATTTCTCACCTTTACGCGCTTTTTTGGTCACATTAGGCAAGTCTTCACCAATTCCCGACGCATCTAGGTAAGGACACGGCATATCAAACCACCTAGAGATGTTATAAAGCTTAGGTTGACCCGTAGTAATACAGTTTTCCTTACCAAATGCACCGTAAACGTGCGAAATGTTACTGTTAAACTGGTCAACTTGCGCTACAGCACCATATGCATACGGCATTGCATTCTTACTAAACTGTGCAATACCCTCATTTGCTTGTGTAACGATGGAAAACTCGTCATCACCAGGCATTGCAGCGGAGATATTCGCTTCTGCGTCAATGTTTATACACTGTGTAGGTAGATTGAAGCAGTGTTTTGTAGTATCTTCCTTACTTTCCTCTGCAATACGGATGTAAGAGTCGGGAATTTGGACTTCTAGACCCGCAGTAATGACACCAAAACTCTGATTTGTGAATGATTGGTTAGTTCCGTCGTCTTGGTCTTGCAAATTTTCGATATTAGTGTTGAGAAATGCGCTTGCCATCTCAATTCCCATCTCTTCAAACTGCAAATCCTTCTTACCGATGTCCTTTCTACCCTTACCAAAGGCATTATTGGCGTTATCAATCGCTGGAGACTTGAATTCAAAGTACTCTGGGTCTGCAACCATGACCTGTGGAGCATCAGATTGGTTATATCCTGAGCCAGGGTCAACAATTCTTACGCTTTGGATGGCACCTTGCTTACTTAACTGGGTAATTTCTACCTCTGCTTCGCGGTAAACCTGCAAATCTCTGTTTTTAGACTCACCTTTTTTCTTCT